GTCATAGGGTACTCCATATGGTTGACTCACCTGATTCATTCGATTCTGAACTGTTTAATTGGTTTTCAATAGTAGACACTGGTATATTGCCTGATTATCAAGGGTATGAAAACAAGTTCATTGATCATGTCTTATCACCCATGTTATGGAGTTGGAGACACCATAAGCAATATAAGAATGGTTTGCCATATGCTGCCTTGATTGAGGATTCAGCATGGAGAAAAGCATGCTTGGAATGGCTTGACAGGAGGTATAACAAATGCCAAAGTTAATCATCTTTGAGGGGCCAGATGGGGTAGGTAAATCAACTCAGGCTAAGATGTTGCATGATGTTATGCCTGGATCACTGTTGATCAGACAACCATCAGATAGTAATGTTGTTGGATTCTTGAGATCTGAAGTGAAGAGCAACCCAGAACATTGCATGTTTGAGCGTCAATTGATGCATACAGTATCTCACATAGTAGATGCTTATAGCTACTTTGACGGAGTCACTGATGTTATCATGGATAGATCCCCCATATCAGCAATGGTTTACGGCCAAGTTCTTGGCTTGTCTGAATATCAAAGGATTATCATTGAGAGATGTAACTTTGCTGTTTACCAAGACAGGTTAGCTGAGATACCTTATGATATACGGATATTGTTCTTCATAAGACCTGAATCATATAAGTCTGATAAAGATGATTTATATGAACAAGCAGATAGAGGCAAGAGTATCACAGAAAGGTATCTTGACTTAGCAAAACACCACAGTTCATTTTTTGCATTGAGGGAACACAGGTATTTGTTTGATTTGAGCCTGTCAAAAGAATGTAATGAAAAGGTGATACACGAATCGGTGTTGGCAGCAGTGGAGGCTGAATATGATGGAATACGTTAGTGATATTGATATGATCAAATTTGTAAGAAAGTTGAATAACATCAATCGGTGTTCAATGTATCCAGTAATACGAGCTACCAGTGTTGCTGAGCATTCATTTCATGTTGGGGCGATGTCTGCACTAATCTCCCAGGAATTTTTAGCTCTTGGGGTCTATCTGGATCAATTAAAAGTAATTCAGCTGGCGTTGTTTCACGATGTTGAAGAGTCTGCCATATCCGATATACCTCACCACGTAAAAACCGCATTGAGAGAACTAGCACCACAGTTTGATGAGGTTTGTCACTCTGTAATCAGCCAAGTCACCCAAAAATACCCTCCTTATTTTAAATCCCTTGTTCAAGCAGGTTGTGATGGATCTTTGGAGTGGTTGATTGTCAAACTATGTGACAGTTATGAGCTGTTATGCTATTGTCTTGAAGAGTACAACATGGGAAATAAACAGATCAGAGACATATTGACTAATTCTGATGTACTTGTCACACAATACCTGAGGTTGATTCGCAAACACCTGAGGGAGATTTATACTATCTCTTGGACTACCTTTACAGATTGTGAGTCATTGAAGATAATATTGAGATCACATCAGGAGGCAGAAAGTGTCAGAATATCTTAATGACTCATCTGACACTGAACCTCTGTTCAAACATCTCAGGGATAAAGAAAGTTTTGAGATCAGAGAGATATATACTAATTGGGTTACAGAAGTTAATAGTTTGTCTGCTGCTAAAACTATAATTGGGTGGTATGGTCTAATACTGCCAAAGAAGTTTGTTATTGTCAAAGTAGTGTCAACCGAATATGAGTTAATATCATGATTTTATGCAATTCTGAAAAATGTAATTTAAAACAATCAGCTGTCTCTCCTTGCATATCAACAGTTGGGGCAAAGGAGAAGGTACAATTATTAGTAGTTGGAGATGCACCACAGGATCTTGATGATTGTCAAAATGAGTTATTTTCAGATCTGAGCAGTGAAATGCTTAAAGAGGTTTTGAAACAGGTAGGTTTTGATCTGAAGAGAATAGCTTATGCAACCATTGTAAGGTGTAGACCAACTCAAAGAGCAAAATGGGGTAATAAGCTGATCAATCGTGAACCCTCTCAAGTTGAAGTGAAGGAGTGTAAGCATTTCACGCTAGAAGATATCAGTAGACTCAACCCAGAGTCTATCATGGTCTTGGGGGCTACTGCTTTTAAGGCAATTTTAAACTTGACTGGTATCACCACTAATCGAGGCAGAATATATCAATATCAAGATATACCAGTAATGGCAACTCACCACCCTGCTCAAGTATTACGTGATGCCACCTTTCAGGAGAATTTTAGCAAGGATCTTGAGTTTTTATACCGAGAGTTGACTGAAGATAAGATCATCAAAGAACCTGCTGAGTATATATTATGTGATGATTTGACCAAGGTTAGACAGACATTAGAAGCTGCAGGTGAAGCAGAAGAGGTATCTTTTGACTTGGAGACCTCACAATTATCACCCTATAACTCTGATTCACAGATAGTTTGTGTGTCCTTCAGTTTTGTAGAGCGTGAATCTTGGATATTACCCTTATACCACAATCAACAGATCTTTACAGGCAAGAAATTGGATATGGTCAAGGGAGTAATAAAAGAGATAATGGAGTCTCCATTGCCTAAGATAGCACAAAATGGTAAGTTTGATATTGGTTGGTTGGATAAATCAGGTATTAAGACTAACAATTTTCAGTATGACACTATGTTGATGAGGTACCTAATATCTGAGATACCTGGAACTCATGGTTTGGATTCATTGGCCTGGTTATATGTCCCTGAAATGGGAGGGTATGATCAACCTCTAGAAGAGTATAAATCATCACACAAGGAAGCAGATCCAAAGCGTGGTGGAAGCTATAGAGCAATTCCTTGGGAAGTTTTAGCACCTTATGCTGGTATGGATACTGACTGCACTCTGAGGTGCAAGCATGTAATGGAGAAGATATTATGATCTGTTTCTGCTGTAAGCGTGATATTCCAGAAAGTGAGTCACAGTTTATAATTTACGATCTTGAAGTAAAAGAAGTGGTTGCAGTAGCTTGAGGCAATTGTTTGAGTAATATTGACAAATTGGACTCTTATTTGAGGTCACAGGTTGCTAAGATTAATCCATTTGAAGATGATGACATACCATATTAAGGAGAGATAATATGAATCTAGATCTTCTAGCATCATTAAAAGCAAAAGAAAATGCAAGGAATGACATTGTTTATGGTATAAATCGAGATCCTTATTTAGTAGCAGCAAAAGAAGGTTGGACGGTGGTTATTCCTGATAACTATACTTTACAACTGGGTTTTGATACTGATGAGCAGTTTAAGGAGTTTTTACATATTTTAAGAAAGATAGAAAAAGATACAGGATTTTATTTTAAGCCGTTTGAAGATAATTTTTCAAAGTCAGGCGCTCCACATAGACACGTTACTTTGAAATCAAAAAGTCGTATGTCTGTTTGGCAAAGGATTGCATTACAATTTGCACTTGGCTCAGATCCAGTAAGAGAAAGACTAAATTGCGAACGAGTCCTGCTATGCGATCCGTACCCAATAGCATTTTTTGAAAAAGACACCATATGAATTCAGATGTTTTCCCATCTAAAAATTCTTTGTCTGATGTTCATAAACATCTGTTGATCCCTGGATCTTATGCATGTCATGATATGGAGTCAGCAGGAATAACTGTTGATCTGAAGGTCTTATCTGAACTTGATGACAAGTATCAAGATAAGATAATTAGATTAATAGACCAAATACGAGCATACCCTGAGATCAGAGCAATTGAAACAAGGATAGGCAAGCCATTTAATGTGAACTCTCCTGATCAGGTCAGAGACGCAATTTTTGAGCAATTTGGGTTGAGTTCAGAAGGGGTAGACCTAACTGGTGGGGGTAAGTTATCCACTAATAAAGTTACAATGGAATTGTTGAAAGGGCAACATGAAATAATAGGATTGTTAAAGGAGCAGAGAAAGTACGCAACATTGTATAAAATGTTTATAAAACCCATGAAGTTGAAATATGTTTGTGATGATAATAAGGTACATATCAGTTATAAGTTGAATGGTACCGTAACAGGTAGATTATCAGCATCATTGATACATCAGATACCAAAGAACATTGACCCAGATGAAGTGGGCTTTGATTTTGATGCGGATCTGAATATCAAAAGATTATTTGTACCAGATAATGATGACTGTGAATTAGATATTGCTGACTACTCACAAATGGAGTTGAGAGTACTAGCTGAATATGCCCAGGATTCAGCCATGTTGGAGGTATTTCAAAAAGGTCTAGATATACATATTGCTACAGGTGCCAAAATGGCATCTATTGTTTATGGTAGTCCAATACAATATAATGATACAACGAAGATATTTGAAGTTTGTAATCATCAATCAGTAATGGAATTGATTGATAAACATAGCAAGTGGAGGAAAGCAGCAAAAGCAATAAATTTTGGTATTGTTTATGGTAAGGGTGATGAGAGTCTGGCAGTGGATCTAAAATGTTCACAGTCCGAAGCAACAAGTTTTAAAACTAATTATTTTCAGGCGTATGGTGGAGTACAAGAATTTATAAATTATGTACATAAATATGTTAAAGAGCATAAGCAAGTATCAACCATGTTTGGAAACTTGAGACGGTTATTGGCGATAACTTCCAGCAATGCAGGCACCAGAAACGAGGCACTGAGGCAAGCAGTAAACATGCCCATACAAGGAACAGCTGGTCATTATACCTTATGTGCTATAATCAATATTGTTGATCTGATTAAACAATACAACCTGAAGAGTAGAGTTATTGGTACAGTACATGACTCCATTATTTTTAATATCTATCAAAAGGAGAAAAAAATATTTGAAGAGATAATACCAGCAGTTATGTGTAACCCCCAGAATCCTTTGATATACTGGAACGCTCAATGCCCACTTGCTGTTGATTTAGAGTATTCCCAAATTTCTTGGGCAGATGTAAATTAATATAAAATCGGGTCTAATAAAGAAAGGAGAGATTATGAAACGTGCTGAGTTGGAGTTGACTATCAAGTTGGATAAGTTGTACCATCTGGACTTGGATACTGACTTGGATATCAAAAAGACTGAGATTAATGATGAGATGATTAAACAACCAGGACAATTCGCTTGGTACGCAACTTTGAATGAGCTTGCAAAGAACAAAGTACAAACTCTGAAGAGTGAGTTGGAATTGCTGGAAGCAACATTGGATCAGAAAACAAGAAGAGATTGGGATGATTCTCAAGGTAAAATGACTGAAACCAGCGTTAGTGCAAAAATCAAGATGTCACCAGAGTATAAAGAATTAATCAGCAGGTATTTGGAAGCACAAAAATCACAAGGTATTCTTTCAGTGGCAAGATCTGCTTTTGAGCAACGTAAGGATATGCTGATAAGTTTGGCCAGCAATTTAAGGTCTGAATTGGATAGTGACTTGAAGATAAACAAGGAGAAAGTTGCAAATACTATCAGAAAGATGAGAAACAATTGACAAGTCTGGGTAAGACAAGCAAAAGGAGTTGCAGTGGTATCTCAGAGTTACGGCTCTAACACTTGCCCAGACCTAATTTTATGAAAGGAGAGAAAGAATGGCAGTTGATATTAATCAGATTCGTGAAAAGTACAAGCAGTTGCAGGAAAAGAAGGGTTATGAGGGTGATGTTCCTTGGATAGAGTTGAAGCAGGGGGACAACCTGGTAAGGTTTTTGAGTGATGACGAAGGAAATTTTTATCATGAAAGTGGTTATCACTATGTTATGCAAGGTAAGGACAAAGTTGCTGTTGTTTGTAATCAGTTAAACAGCAATGAAGATTGTTATCTTTGTGATGTCACCAAGTCATTGTACAAAACCAAGGATAAGGCAGACAAAGAACTGGCCAAGAATATTGGAGCAAGGCCACGAGTGTTTTTCAACATTCTTGATCGTGAAGATGGCAACAAACTGAAGGTGTTGTCTGCTGGTAACATGATTTTCAAAGAATTGTTGAAATACTTTGCTGATGAGGATTGGGGTGATCTGACTGATACCGTTTCTGGACACGATGTTGTGATTAACAAGAATGGTGAGGGTCTTGATACTGAGTATACTGTAATGCCCAAACCTAAAGCAACCAAGGTTGGAAGTGAAGAATATGAACTGTTTGATTTGAGTACTATTGCCCACCCATTCACGAATGACGAGCAGGATCAGGTATTGGAGGGAGTATCAACAGAAGAAATATTCAAGCGAAGGGAGGCTGCAGAAGGCACAGAAGGCAAGAAATCAGATATCACCACTGATAAGAAAGAAAAGAAAGAAATCAAGAAATCTGCCAAGAAGGAGTTGACGGTTGAAGAGCAGTTTGCAGACAAGATTGCTCAGATTGACCAGGACATACCCAAAGCAGTTAAAGCACTCAACAATTGGTTGTCTGATGATGATCGTACCGAGGATGAACTGGATGAACTGATTACCAAATTTGGCAAGGAACCAGATGAACCAGCAGCACCTATAAAGTCACCAGAAAGAAAGCCAAACAAAGCAGCAGAAAAACCGTCTGAATCTTCAGACGATGATGGTCTTGATAAAGAAGTGCAGGAAGCTCTTGCAAGGTTCAGGAGCAAAACTAAAAAATAGAAAGAGGGGTGATTTGTATTCATAGAGTAGCTGCTTGAAAACTTGTGTTTGAGGGAACACAAACAATGTAACATATCAAATTCAAAGGAGATAACATGGCACCAAAGAATGAAGCAAAAGTTGAAGAAAAATCAGCATATGAATCATTTAAAGAAGAGGTAGCAAAAGTTGAAGAAGAGTATCCAAAGGTTTTGAAAGGTAATGCCACAGCAGCAACTAGGTTTCGCAAAGCTCTTATGAATATACGCACTTTAGCGAAAACAATGAGAGAGCAGTCATTGGTCAAACCAGCATAATAGTTACAGTTTGGTTAGCTGAAAGGTGGCACGTGATTGTGCCACCTATTCTTTTATGGAGGAACAATGACTGTACGTAAAGCAAATATCAATCCCATCGATGAAATCCTTGATTCCACAGTAAAAGCAGTATCCAAAAAATATGGGTTGTTTCGATTAGGTGACTCATCTGAGTTTGCCCAGGTAAATCAATTTGTGAGCTTTGGTCATTATGGTCTCAATCAGATAACTGGTGGTGGAGCACCTGCTGGTAGACTGGTCGAATTATACGGTGCGTTTTCGTCAGGTAAAAGTTTGTTGATAGCTCATTTATTGGCTGAATGCCAGAAAGCAGGAGGAATAGCTATTCTGGATGATGGCGAACATGCGTACCTCCGTCATTTTGGAGAGCTTATTGGTATTGACAACTCCAGGTTGTTATATCTGGCATCTGAAACTGTTGAGGATGTATTTGATGCTATGGAAGTAACAATTCAGACCATCTTGGACAAGAACCCTGACCAGCTGATTTTGTATGCTTGGGACTCAGTTGCAGCAACTAGTTGTAAAGCAGAAATGGACACGGACAACAACGATACCTCTGGATTCAACACAGAGAAGGCAAGAGCTATCACGAAAGGCACCAGAAAGATGGTAGGAATGATTGGAAAACATAATGTGTGTCTAGTGGTTGCCAATCAGATGAAAAAGGCTATTGGAGTTTTATATGGGCCTCAGGACACTACATCAGGAGGAGATGCAATACCTTTCTGGTCATCAATAAGGATCAAACTTGGTAAGGGTGAGAGAATCACTGCTGATGGTAAAGAAGGTGGAGAGGTTATTGGGGTGAGTTGTAGAGCAGAATGTACAAAGAACAAAATTGTAAAACCATTTCAAAAGTGTACATTTGATATTATATTTGATGAGGGATTAGTTTACGCCAGTGGGTGTGTTGACGCTCTAATCAAAAAGGGAGTAATACAACCCATTGCAGCTGAGATGAAAGGCCAAATAGACAAGGTACGCAATACTGGATACTATCTGTTCAAGGGTGAAAAGTATCGCAAAGCTGAACTCAACAAATTTTTTGAGGACAACAGAGACAACCTAGAAGCTATTTTGTCTGACTTGGAGATATCATGAAAACCCTTATTGTGGATTGTGCAAACCTGGCAGTCAGGTGTTGGAAAGTAATGCCGGTATTAACCAATTCAACAGGCAAAGAGGTTCATGTCATCTATGGGGTGATGAAATCCCTGAGAGCAGCAATTGAGAAGTTTGGAGCAGAAAAAGTTATTGCAGTTTTTGATGGCTCACCCATGGCAAGAAGGGAGATATACCCAGAATATAAATCAGAACGTACCAAAGCTAGAGCAGAATTCACCCCAGATGAACAAGAATCATACAGACAATTCAGGTTACAGGTGGATGATCTGAGAAGGCTATTGCCTTTATTTGGAGTTGTGGCTTGGTTTCACCCTTTGATAGAAGCAGATGATGTTATTGCTGAATTATCAGTGAGGTTGAGTCAAAAGGTAGATGACGAAGTGACCATTCTATCTGAAGATAAAGACTTCATACAATTAGTTAGACAACCAAATTTGAGGTTGTTTAGACCAATATCCAATAAAGAATATACTGTTGATAACTTTCAGGATCAAACAGGTTTTAGTAGCCCAGAGCAATACTTGAATTTTAGATTTATTAACGGTGATTCATCAGATGGAATACCCCCAGTCCCTGGGTTTGGTGGCAAAGAAGGTAAGAGAGCAACAGAGTTAATACAAAAATTTGTTACAGTGAATAACATTTTTAAAACCAGATCTGAATTACCTAAAGGAAAGACATACCAAATCCTGATAGATAGTAAATCAATTGTTATACGTAATCAATTATTGATGGATCTGAAGTTCTCAAAGGATTACATATCACAATACTACCCTTGTTTTTACCTAGATGAAACCATAAATAATTCAATATTTGATGAAAAAGATTTGAAGAATCAACTCATCAAACTAGAATTTGTTAGTATTCTTAATAACTTTCGCACTTTTATTTTACCATTTAAAAAATTAATATAAAGTCAGGTCTTATTCCCTAGAGGTCAGCATGAAACAGACTGAGATCATCTCACCTTGCAAGTCTTGTGACCATTATGATATACCAAATTGTATGATGTTAGGGTGTCATAGACTCAATTGTTTCAGAGTTTTGTTGTCATCCCAAATAATTGTGGTATCTTGCGTGTTGACCTCTGAGACTGTTTCAGAAATTAATTTTGAAAGGGATTGAATTATGTCAATCAAAGTAACCAATGCTCATATTTATGTTGGGTCTGAATTAGTTGGTCTGATAGATGGTACTGATGAGTCAGTACAAAGGGATGCACAGAAGATTGCAAATGCTTGGCCAAAGGATCTTACAGTATTACAGATTGGTAAAAGTAAAAGGATAGTTAAAGCAAAGAGGAATGTGGAACCAATAGACTTTAAGAGCGAAGCAAGACAACCAAGAGTTGACACAACAATTTGTGAACGTCAACCCAGATTGGAAAGACACCCACGATGAAGGCAATATTTTGTGCAGATGTACATGCTCATAAATGGGCATCATTTTCTCAACCAGTGAGTACCTATGGTAACAGTCGTTTGGGAGACACCA